TAGTGTTAAATCAGTATTGGCTACAAGATTAGTAAATGTACCGGCAGCAGGAGTTGTACCGCCAATAGGTGTACCATCAATTGTACCTGCGTCAATATCAACTGTACCTAAACTAGCTGAACCAGATAGGTACAAATCTTTAAAGCGTAGTAGATTAGTACCAATGTCAAGCGTGTTATCTGTCTTTGGTTTAATTTCTGTGGTACTTGCTACAAAGTCTTGGGCAGGTCCAAGCACAGTAACTGGACCACCTTCGCCTGACGTGCCATCGTGCGAGTGTCCTGTGCTACTGTTAAACGCTGCTTCGATGGCATCGTATTCACCATCAAAGTCTGCAGCGTTAATGATATTACCGTCAGCGATATTGTTAACGGTATCGTTTCTAATATAGCCTGTTCCCATGTTTTTTACCTTCTATCGTGAATGGCATATTCAGTTGTCAATGCGTCAATTGAATATGGCGGGTTTTGGTCATCTGATTCAAATTGAAATGACACAGTAAATCCAGAGCCTATGACTTGCGTTTGGAATAGTTTAAGTAGCTTAGTACCAAATCGTGTAACACCAAATGTGCCGCTACCAAAAAAACCAACAGTACCTTGTGTGTTAAGAATACTAATAGGTGGTGGCTGAATAGTACCCTGACTATCGAAGTCAAGTTTTAAACTTACATCAAATGCAACGCTACCTTGCGGGTCAGTGTACAAGAATAACTTGTAAAATGTCTTGCGTTTACGTGGGTCACTGATGGGCAAATGCGGTGTAGCAAATGTTGTTTTAATATTGGAACCATCAAATGAATTGCCACTTTCCATTTGATACAAGTAGCCATCATCGTTTGAGAATAGTACTACTTCAACATTTAAGTTATAGTCACTGTCAGATACGTACGACCTAATACCACGTAGTTCCGCAAAGGCCATGCCTTCACCGCCCTGTGGGGCAAACTGTGTTACAAGAACTCCCTGTGAGTTTTCCTGTGTAATATTATTGTTATAACCAAATATTCTGTACTGTGACTTTTCTCGCACTACACAACTGCTAAATGATGTGTTGTTAGAGACAAACGAAGTCATGTCACTTTGAATATTTTTAGATACAGATGCTAGACCAAAGTCTCCAATCCTATCTGTGCCGCTTAACAGTCTAAGCCCGTCTGGACCAAGAAACATAATATCACCAGCAATTTCTTGCACTGTGTCTGAATCAATACACCCAATGTCTGTTGTAATTGGTTGCAGTGTAAAGTCTGCGATTGTATTGCCAGTCAGTTGGTGAATACTAGATTCAGTAAAGATAATTAGCTGTTGCCGAAACACTGCTAGTGCGGTAATTCTACCACCAATATTAATTGATCCAGAACCGTTAGCAACAGTAAAATCACTATCTGTATAAGGAGCAGTAAATGTAAGAACAGAACCTTTAGCAAAGAATAAATGGTTCTTAACTTCTGCTACAAATGTTGCGCCTATAACATCTGTTGGTGCATCAAGTAAAACTGTAAAGGTAGTATTGTCATATAAAGCTGGCTCATTTAAACCATCTATAATTACAATTTTTTCAGTGCCATTAAAATTATATTTAGCAAATCTAGTTCTGTTTGCGTCTTCTCTGCTAGTAGACAAGAACGTAATTACTGCGTTATCTGCTGGGCTACTAGCAAGTGCCGGATTAATAGTTAATGTTGCGCTACCTGATGTTACTGTTGCATTAGCAGTTACTGTATAAATTAAATCCACACCAGCTATTTTAAATACATCGCCTGCTTGTGGTGCGGTATCTAACCCATCTATTACAAGGCTTGTACCTGTTTGACTACCGCCATCTACTAAGGGTGTTCCGTAGTCAGGTACATTAATTTTTATAAAACCTGAACCACCAGTCTTATAAATGTCTGCATTTTTAGCTACAATAGCACTGTCTTCCCATGCAGCTAAACCTAAAGTAAGGTAATTAGAAGCGGTGCTTATAAAAGTAACATCGTCTGCATTAGACGGATTAACAACCATTGTTTGGTCTAGTGTTAATGTAGCCCGGTTATTAGCAGCATCATATATTACGCCACCAGATGCAATAGTATATCTAAATGTAAGAGCAGCATCATCCGCAGGTGCAACTGTTATTGCTGGTGCTATAGTAAGTGTGGATGCAGTACCAACTAAAGCAGTTGCGGCACTAATAGTATATAAAGTATCATCACCATCAATAGTAAAAGTATCATTAGCGGATGGTGCAACATCTAGTCCATCTACGTTTAGTGATGTTCCTGTCTGACCTACTCCATCTACTGCACCACCCACAAGTGAAAGAACATCCCCTGCTTCTGGTGTAGTGTGTATAGCTGCTAGTACAAGGCCTGTACCACTTTGTCCATCACCATATACAACAGGCGCACCATAAGGTGGAATAATTACGCTGTCGTATTTGTCATACCCTTCAATACGTCTGTAACCACCCTCTACTGAAGGTTCAAAGTTACGTAGTATTCGTGCGCTACCCGGTGCGTTAATACCTTGCTGCAAAGGAGAAAGGTTAGTTATTAGACCACCACGAAACTCGACTGGATAGGTTTGCCATGCGTCCATTATATCAGCCCCTTAAATACTGAAGCCTGCGCTTGCTCCACCTGTACGCATAAATGATCTAACATACGGAGTTCTGTTGATAAGCTGGGACCGCATGTGCTTAATACCTTCATCGAATTTTTCTTTCATAACCAAAGCGTCTTGAGTATTACCCCTAAACAAGTAGCCATAATGCATCGCACCATCTATAATAATATGTTGAAATCTTTCAGGGATAGTGGGAACATCTGTCGCTAGGGCAAGGTCAGATGGGAAATCATAATACTCATATACTAATTCATACGCTTTATTTGGTTCAGGAGTCAAAATGAATTTTAAATCAGGTGCTTGTGCAACTAAAGTCGGTACGCCCTGATTAGATGATGAATTATATTCTTGTTCTATATACTTATCTAAATAGTCTTCGTAAGAAATTTCTTTAATGCGAGTTGTATTATTACTTAATAATGCATTTTCTTTAATGCGAAAAGAATTAAAGTTAATAACTTTAGCGTCAACAGGAAAAGCATAACGAGTAGTATTGGGTGTTAAAGTTAATTCTTCTGTGTTATGATTAAAAGGCCAAAAGTATTCTGCTTGGTTAATATAACGAATAGAGGCATTAACTGAATCTTTAGCCTGTGAATAAAAACCTGTAGCTGCTGCAAAGTTAGACGAACTTAGTTCGACTTCATTAAGCCTTCTATTAATTGCATTTACTAAACCAAGAAAATCGTATGCCATATTAGTTCCTCAAAAGAAAATGTGAGGGGCGAGAACATTCCCGCCCACTCACTGTACCTATTACTAGGCGAGGTTGTAAACAGCGTTCACAAGAGCCTCTGGACGCAGAATCTTGCGACCATAGAGGTGCATGCCACGAACAATGTCAGCAAAGCTGTCAGGGTCACGGTATGTCTCAGTTTTGTTAATCTGTTCTGCAGTAGCAACCGCTGAGTCATGTCCAGCTACAATCACACCAAAGTTAGTAGCGTTAGTACCACCAGTAGTTGATGGACCAGTACCAAGAATTGGCAGGTTGTTAGACACGTACACACGGAAACCATGCAAGTTGTTCAGGATCAAACCGTTCTGCAAGCCTGAACCGCCGAAGTCAGCGTCAAGAAGACGTGACTCTTCGTCCATCAGGATTTCTTTCAGAACTGGGTCAATCACAATCCAACGTCCACGGCTGTCAACATTCTGTTCGTCCAGCTTACGAGCCATCCGTGCAATGATTTGCAGTGGGTTAGCAGTACCTGTAGCTGAAGGAACACCAGATGTACCAGCACGTGGGATGATGCCGATTGATTGACCAGCAACACCAGCGTTAAAGTCAGATGCGTCCAGCTTGTTAACTGCAAGCAGTTCGTCTGTACCAGCAGCAGCATTTGCTACAGTACCGTTAACAGTTGTGTTCACGGTGTCTGCATTTGTATGCAGGGCTGACTGTGCGTAACCTGACAAGTAGCCAAGAACATCTTGGTCATACTGGTCAGCAAGACGGTATGCTGCACGATCACTTGCCAGAGACTGGAAGTTAACGTGGCTGTGCGCCTCTTCAATGTCATCGACTTTAAATGCAAAGTAGTTTGCTTTGTCGATTGTCAGTGAGAAGTCAGCATCGTCAATTGCTTGTGGAACGATTGTTGTACCACGAAGGTATGCTGAAACTGAAATCTCAGGTTCTTTAATGATCTTCACTGAATCGCCCATGTTAGCGATTTCACCAAAGTAGTCGGAATTAGTAATCCCTTCACAAACAGCGGCCTTGCGGAAAGCAAGTTGCACCTGTTTGGAGTAGATTACTGGTGAAAAATTTCCGTTTGGTAGGTTAGTCCAACCTACTGCACTTCCAAATGCCATTGTAATATCTCCTATTATTAGCATTGTTCACAGATGCAAACATTACAATTCTTAGCAGAGGCTGACTAACGTAGGGTGTACTGCATACAAAGGTGGCCGCCGATGTATTTAGTAGGCCATGTTATTCAGGTAATCCGAAAGGGGTATTGATGTTTGCGGATTGTAAGTGTAACCAAGTAGCGAACTGAGTTACACCTATATGACTATAGTTATATCTATTATAAACTATTTGTCAACTCTTTTTTACTTAATTTATCTAGCTGAACCAGATACATCATAGACAAACTTTCCACTGCGGATAGCTTCCATGATTTCGTCTGCCCTCTTTTCGTATTCTTGAGGGGACATTTTCTGCACAACAGACTCTTTAATGAAAGAGCCGCTTTCATCTTCTTGAGGCTTGCTGCGGCTATTCTTTGTGCTTACAGACTTTGCTGCATCTTTATCTGACTTAGGCTTCTTACCAGAAATACCCATGTCAGCTTTGTACAAATCAATGGCTCGTGCTGCAGAACGTGCGTCATTGTCATTATCGTACAGGGCATCTTGTACCCACTTAGGCTGGTCTTCTGCCCAACTATGGAACTCGTCACTGTCACGAATTTCATCAAAGTCAGGATGCAATCGCATTAGTTCTGCTTCGGCTTTTTCTTTTGTAGCGTTTGTTTGCATCTCATCAATTACTTTCATCCGGTCTTCCAGAGCAGCTGCCTGCTCACGTGCCTTTTTCATAGCAATTGTTTCAACGATAGCTGCTACATCTGGATAGTCTGCTGCCCACTGTTCGATATCTTCATCTGATTTAGGCAGCTTCATTTCGTTTTTAGTGGCTTGTTCTAGCTGCCGCTTCATTGCATCTAGTTCAGCTTTAAACTCTTCAGCCTGCTTTTGTTGGTGCCTACGCAAATCAGAGTAACGCTTTTTAAACGTCTTCTCTTCTGCGCTTGTAGGTTCGTCTTCTTCTGGTTCTTCTACCCTACCTTCTTTAGCCATCTTTTGCTGTTCTAACAGTTCAGCAAGTTCTGCTTCTTCACGTTCACGCTTTTCTTCGTTTGTATATTTACGATTTGCAAACGCAACTTTCTTTGGTGACTGCATTTCTTCAGCCATAATTGTATCGTTCATTGTATTTCCTTTTGTTGGGGCCACTGTAGCCACACTGTCGGGCGTGGGGAGTGAGTAGCCAACTGATTGTAAGATTTAATTAAGCCTCTTACGCAGCTTTATTATTCGTCATTTCCATCTGTACCATCGTCATTCATGCCACCGGGAGAACCATCGTTGCTACCACTTTTGCCGCTATCACTTGGGCCGCTATCACTTGCGCTGTCATTATTATCTCTATAACCGCCGCTATAGTCAGCACGGCCTTTACTTCCCGGTGTGCCTGCTGTACCGCCCGGTGTTGCAGAAACTTCTCCACCTTTAGATGGATCACCTAATTTACCTTCTGCACCTTTACCAGTAGATACACCACCACTTTGCCAGCCATTAATTTCTGCTTTTGAGTCATATTTAGCTTTACCAGACGGTGAAAGGTTCTCATACTCAGTGTCAGTCACAGGACCGCCCCAATAACCAGATTCAATACTGCTTTCTACAGCATCAACCCAACTTCCTACATCACTAAAAGCAGGCTCAACTCCTGTAGAACTTCCGTTTGTGTTTACTAGTCTACCTTTTGCATCATACGGCTGACCTGTATTTGGATCAATAGACCCCGGACTAAACCCAAATTGACCAGTCAGTGGAGTACGAATAGCTTTTTGAACTTGCGCACGTTGTAATGCTTGCGTTTTATTCATAGCACCGATACCCGTAGCCTGCATTTCTACAGGTGACATTTTGCCGGTAACATAGTTTTCTAGTTGTTCAGTAGTAAAAGAACCAAAACCTGCTGGGGCTGATATTGCACCAACTTGTGTACTTGGACCAATACCTGAAACAGAACCTATTGCACCTAAAATATTACCACTTAGAATACTTGCAACCGCACCCAGATTAATACCTTCATTTCCATAAATACCAAGCGCATCTGCTACACCAGCCTGTTGACCCGCCAATGAATTTGATGGAGTGCTAGAAAATCCTGCAGCACCAAGATTAGATAATGCAGTTCCTTTATACGGCTCTGCTTGACCGGGAGATGTTCCAAATACAGATTCACCACTTGCAAGCCCACCAAATATAGAACTTAAAGATAAAGCAGTCGCTGTTCCAGTTCCTGTCGTACTTGTGACTCCAACATCACGATCTCCACCATCACCACCACCAGTTTGAACGCTAGTTCCTGTTGTTGGTTGAACTGTTGGTGTTGCAGCTTCTTCCCCTTCCTTTGGTCTAAACCCTTCAGGAATTGGATAAATAGGTTGACCATTTTTAAACGGTATTTGTCTTATCTGCCCAGCATCATTTACGTATGTTCTTAACTCATCATACTGACCGGGTTTATTGCCTACTGTTTCTGCAAAGGTAGGTAAGTTAGTTGTTTGTAAAGCTGTTTGAAATTGAGGGCCAGTAAACTGTACTGGCTGAAAATAAGGCGTTGCACCGCCATAAGGAGTGTAACCAGTGGGCGTACCACCGGGTGGCATTTGATAACCAGCGATACCTGTACCCGGAAGTTGAAATACACCTGTTTGCGGATTAACTGCCGTAGACTGTCCATAAGGTTGTTGAGCTGTTGCAGCAGAATTATAACCACCAACCTGAAATGCTCTAGTAGTTTGTTCTTTAATTGATTTTGTCATATCGGCAACACCTGTATTTGTTCTTCTAGCCCTTTAGGCACATAACGAATGTCTGCTACTTTTGCAGTGTGTCCTTTATATCTTACATAACCGGGAACAGGCGTGTCGTTTATAGAATCTCTTGGGTCTACCATTGCCTGTTGATTAGGTACAGTAGGTGGCACATAACCGCCTTGCTGCATATTATACTCTTTTTCGTCTTCCACGTCAAGGTCATACATGTCAAATGGCAAATTATCTTCCACAACAGCTTCATCGCCATTGCCCATTTGACCCATAGCTTCCATTTGTGCCAAGCCTTGCTTTGCTTCTTGGCGCATCATCATAAGTTTTTCAAGGCCAATGTAACGTACTACGTCTGCTGGAAAAACAAATTCACCTTCGCTAAGTTGAGCAGGAATGTCATCACGTACTTCTTCACGCAATGAACCGGGCGGTACTTCGTTGCCTGATTCCTCATCAACCATACCACCTTCTTCCATAAGGCCACCTTCTTCAAAGCCACGTTCTACAGGCTCAAAGAGTTCCATTTGTTCTGCCATACGTTTAGCCATAGTATTATCCTTCAGCTTTTGTTACGTCCTCACGTAATCGTCTAATCTTACGCAGTGTTTCTACTGCACCTTGTGCCTTATGTACGCTTATCATATTCTCTGACTGTTCTAGTATCTTTTGTTGTTGTGCAATAAGCACATTTAAGTAATTACTGAAGTGGTCCCATTGGCGGTTGTTGCTGACCAGCGGCTTCAACTTGCTGAGTATTTCCTTGTCCATTCGCACTAAATCCTTGTTCACCCGGCACAGGAGCCTGTCCAGTACCAATATTACCGCCACCTGCACCTGTTGGGTCCATAGCATTAGCACCAGCTGGTGGCATCATTCCACCTTGCTCTGGTCCTGCTGGCTGCTGGAAGCCCTTCATAATCTCTGCCTGCAGTGCGGCTTCGTCCATATTGTTGGTTACTTTGTCGGGGTCTAAGTCCATAGACTTTGCAATCTCACGGATTACATACTGGAACTTAGCAAAGGGTGCGAGTGCAGGATTACTTGCAATCTGCAAGAACTGCATCAAACGCTGGCTACGTACTTCGTTAGCCATGAGACTTTCTGTACCACGTGCCTTAACTTCCAAGTCGCCCTTGATCTCAGGATCAAAGTCAAACTGCATATTAAAGCGGAAGAAGCCTTCACCAAGTGGGCGTAACAGATAGTCGTCTACATTCTTAATAATTGTTTTAGTGCTGCCTTGTGCGGCACCCATAAGCATTGAGATGCCGGAAGCTGTACGGCCTACACCAGATACACCTGTCTGTCCATGTGCAAATGAAGGGAAGCCGGTGCTTTCATCTGCCAACACACGTGCTTTGTCAAACAGCATCATGTTCTCTTGAGACACGTTAGGGAACTTAGTACCAAAGATAGCCTGACCCGGTGCGCCACCCTGTCTACGGAAAATCTTTCCGGGGTATAGTGATAGGTCTTGACCCGGCACTAAATTTGTTTCATCTACTTCAACAATCAAGTTGCCTGACAGTACAGCATTATCAACAGCCATACGCATAAAACCATTCATTAGTGTCTGAGTATCGTCCATGTTCTCTGCAATACCAACACCAAAGAATGAATATGGGTTCAGTTCATAAGGAGAAGCGCAATATGGAATTTTAGATGGCTTGAATGGGTTAAGAACCATACGCAGCAAACGTCCGTTACAAA